GTCATATACTCTAATGAAGTAGAAGCAGTATTTCCACCAGATAGATTCACTTGATATGCTGTCCAATCTGTTACTTCATCAGAATTACTATTCTTCATAGGATATTCGCTAGTGTCGGCAACTGAATTACGAGTAGCATATCCTTGTAATAAGTTCGCTTCATCACATAACTGATATTGAGCTTCACTAATCAAATCGTGTATTACTGCATCAGAAACTATCTCTGTAGAACTAACCCCTGTAATATTTCTTACTTCTGTAGTGATTTCAGATAATGTCATATATCTTTTATTTTGTATTACACTCATTCTTTATTCCTTACACACCCAATAAAGAGGGGGAGGTTAATCCCCCTCTAGGTTATTGATTAGCTTAGATCAGTTCTCGCTGAAACGTACTGAATAACACCGTAGTCTTTGCTGTTGTAGTCACTAATTTCTACACCATAGATCTTTGCTGCTGAAATACCAAGTTGGTTTCCATAGTCAAAGGTCTTTTCTACCCACATCATATCAGATGATTCTGCAAAACAAGCTGCTTGTGCGCCCATGAAAAGATTTCTTGAACCTTTTACTGCGGCTCCACCACCATTATCGAAAGTGTTTACACCTTCGTGAGCGTGGATAACAACCCCGTTATAGATACCTAAAGCACCTTTAAACAATGGATTATCTTCACCACGAACTTGAGCTTCACGTTGCATTTGCTGAAACTCATCGAGTTCAAACAAATCGTAAGCAACTTCAGGATGTAATACCAATACATAGTAGTCGTTACCGTCTACACGAATTGGTCTCATTCTGTAGTTAGCAGATCCACCTATCTGAGCTAGTGTTTTTAATGCACTAATATCAGCTAGAGTAATTGAATCTGCAGCGTCTAAATCCGCTTTTGGATCAGAAGTTGCATACACAGAAGCTGAAGCATCAGCTCTGTAATAAGCGTGAGTACCACTTGTTGCTGATAAAGCAGAAAAAATATCTGCATCAATCAACTCTGAGTATTGTGTTTTGAGAAGATCTAGGGAAGTGCTTCTGAAATCATATAGCACTTTAGAGTTTGCGAATTTACCTGTATCTCTTACAGCTAATCTTTTTTGATTTGTAGTAACTGTATTTGAAAAGGTAGATAGCGATTGCTCATTACCCTCTAATGATGAATCACCAGTAATTGCACTTCCTGTAAGCTGAGTAACAAGACCAAAAGTAACATCTTTACCTTTGCCATCTTCTATTTGCTTAACATGAATTGCATTTCCTGGGCCTTCACCCATGAATTTACTAAAGTAAACTCCTTTGCTAACTTCACTTTGGAGTTCTTTTGCCCATCGTGAAACTTGTAGGCCTGATGCCCAATTTGCTGCCATTATAGACTCCTATTAGTTAAGATTAGTTTTGAAGAATTTACACCAGACAACATATTTACCTGCATCCATCGCATTGACGAATTTTACGTCAAGCGTATCTTCAGAGGCTTGGTATCTTCCACCTGAGTAGGTGTCCGCACCTGTTGCTGCGTTTAAGCTATTATATGTAATACCAACTGCGGCATTTAAATCGACTCCATCTAGAAATCCATCTGGGCCATCGCCAGTAAAACCAATATCAGCGGTTGCTGTACCACCTTCTGCTACGAGTATTGAAATACCAACTTCAACAATGATTGAACCTGCAGGTATTGTTATTGCTTCAAAAATATCTCCTGCACCCATGTTTTGCACAGAGCAGTCGATCATTGCAGCCATAACTCCACCAGGCATTGCATCAGTTTGTGGAGATGTCATTCCGTAACCAGAAGATGCGTCAAAAGGGCCTTCTTTATGTGAAACTGTAGCCATTTTTTTCTCCTAATTAAAATCCAGAATTAACCTCCATTAAGGCTTTCTTGCGAACTTCAGGTGATAGATTGGCCCACTGCTCAGGACTTAGATTATCATAATCTGTTTCCGACTCGTTTCCTGTACTAACATTAGACAGTGTGGTCGGTATTTTTGTTGCTTCCGTTGCTTTTTTAGCTTTATCTATCTCTGTGTTGGCAGAATCCTTAACGGGTTGATTCTGAATGTTCCAAACATTATAGGCATCCTCTATAAAGGTGATGCCTCTTTCATCGCCAAAAGCAGCAATCTTTTCTAAACTTGCTTTGTCTAACTCTGGGTGCTTAGTAATAAAGTCACTCATCATGGCATCCATAGCACTATTATACTCTTCCTCAGCTTTCTTTGCTTCTTCAGCTTGAAACCTTTGGTCTATCATATCTTGTGCTTTCTTTGCAGCCATAAACTCGATGTATTCTTTTTGTTTAGCAGGATCGTATTCATCAAACTCAGGTTCAACTTGTGGCTCCTCTTGAGGAGTTAAAGCTGTCTTTAGCTCTTCTACGGTCTTGCGCAAATCACCAAGTTCATTGGTTTGCTTACCATTTAAACTTTGCAGGTTTGTATAAGACTTATCCCGTTCTTCAGCAAACTTTAAAAGCTCATCGACAGACTCAAAGGTCTGTTCTCCTATTTGTAGCTTAAGTTCTTCTGTTTCTGGGGTGTCGGTTGATTCTGCTTCAACCTCAGTCTCTTCATTGTTTGGGGATTCTTCTACTTCAGAGTCGCTATACTCTTCACCAGACATTTCCTTTTCCTCATCAATATATTGAAACTTAGATTCATTCATTATTGCATTACTCCTTCTCCACTCATTTGTGGGGGTTTTTGTTGTTGTTGTGACTGGATTTGAGCTTGGCGTTCCTGCTCAAATTTCTCCAGTATCTCATCGGATGCTTCCAAGTGGGAATAAACTAGCGTACCCATTTCGTACTAATTCCCCAACTTGGTTAGCCATTAACGCTCTCATTGTTGGAGTATTTTGACCTTGATCTAAGACCACATCAAACTCCATCGTTGAGAAGTTGTCCAAAAATTTGCTGATAATCTGATTAACCTGCATTTGTTCTTCAGGTTCAACCGATTCAAATTCAGCTCCAATAATTCTTTGTATCTTATCAACAGAATAATACTGTTGCATATTAGACACTGCCATTTCTAGCGTATTTTTTTTACAGGTGTCTAAGTTTTCCATCTGCTCCATTAATGTATTCATTCCTTGACGAATACGAGTTTGCACAGCAAGTCCTGACTCTGTAGAGGAGGTTGCTCTACCCATCATTGGATCAGTAGCACCACTAATTTCTTTTGCATCAAAATCGCTACGTTGTTCAAACGATGCAATAGTTGGTACAAGTTGTGTGTGCTGATTTGACCACTGAGTCATAAAATCAGAAATACGACCTTTATATCCAGGAATCCCTATCCATTCTCCATTTCCTGATGCTCGGTTCATTTCCTCTGCAGTTACTTTATTACCTGTAAAAATTCCTCCACCCTTTGGAGAACGATTAATAATATCTAAGGCTTGTGACCTACGCTTATTTTTTTCTCTTTGTGGGTCTTTTAAATTTTCAACCAATCCAAATGTATCTACTGTATGACCATAATCTTCAAATGTATAGAAAAATGGTATTAAAGGGAATTGATTATGTCGGTAAGGATTTGGTGTTTTTTCCTGTAATATTCTTGCTCCTGAAAATATAGTTACATATGTTTTCGGTACACTTTTTGCTACGACATTCAACTCAATAGGTTGTATTTCCATTTCAGGTCGCTCATTTAATGCTTTAATTGCCTGATTAGCTTGTCGCTTTGTTTGAAATCCCTCTTGAGAAAACCTCCCTGTTTGTGGATTGACTAAATAAAATTCTTTTTCGTATTCTCTTTCCCATAGCTCAATAATTCTTATCTTCTTTCGATGTGCATCCATATTATAGGCTTCCATACTTTTAAAGCCATAATTAGGATCTACATTTTTATATTTATCTCCTAACTGCATATTTGTTAGCGATTCTTCACCCATAAATGTTTCTTGAATATCTTCTGCTTTTTTCACATCTTTTAACGCATCGGGAAACATTGCTTTTGCTTTAGAGATAGATACAAGTTTAGTACGAGCTAATCTACCCCATTTAGAACAATCAGGAGTCGTAGCTTCAGGATCCATCAACACATTGGCCCAAGATTCTCTGCGTATTCCTATTTGACTATCAAAATACTCACCTGGCTCTACAGATATATCTACCCATCCACGACCTGTAATCACACCGTCCTTAAATACCCTACTAAATACATTTTGTAAGGATTGACTTTTATCTAAATGATACAATAATGAAGTAATTAATTTTGCTTCATTATCATCGTTCATTTCTACGGGCCTGGCACGGTACGATGTTCTACCCTGTCTTTCAATACCCGTAACCAAATTTACCTTTGGAAGGATAATATTAAGCTGAAGGGGAGGACGTCCCTCTGCTCTTAATTTGGATATATCCGAACTATCCCATTGTCCAGTTCCGTACCCACCCGTATAAAAATACATAGATTCTTTAGCAGCGCTCATAAATTGTTTATTACTGCTCTGCATTGCTTGAAATACTTCATGTAAATATGCTAAATTGCTCATATACCCATCCAACTTGTTTTACTTCGGAAAAAACTAGGCTTTCTATACCTATCTCTTCGTTTTGGTTTATTTGAGCCTTCTACAGCGTGAACAAGGTATCTAAGACAGTCCATTGCGTGATCATTTTTTTTCACAGGCTCCTCTGGTGCGCTTTTTTCACTGTGTCCATGTTTTAATTCTTTCCATTTATAATCCATAATTTCATCTAACAGAAAACCCATATTCCTTACATCAAAGAACTTTAATTGACAGTGTCCATTCTTATCTGTAGTTAAATATCGAGCTACTCTATCAAACCCTGCTCGTTTATCATTATTGGCTCTCTCCCATTCAATCCCATATTCCTCCCATTCATCCGCAATAGAATAGCCATCTCTTTCGGTACGATTAATAGAAGGGTCGGCAATAAACTCATAGTCTATTCCTGTTTCTAATCTATCTTCTACCATTGGCACAATTTCATCAATTCTCATTTCATCACCATAAATAATATCATAGACAAATATATTCTTTTCATCATCTACCGCAGCAAAAAGTATGCTAGTCGGGTTTTTATACCCATAATCATATACTACATATCTATTCCACCATTTTGGCATATCAAATGGCTTAATGACATGCACTTTTTCATCAAACATAGGATATACTAATCCTGCGAAATCATCCCAACTACAATACACATAGCGATTGACCCACATAGGAGGCATAGAGAGAAGATGCTTAATGTAGTCTGCAGGGAGATGTGGGTTATCGCTATATACTCTTACTTCTGCATCCGTTTCTGGAGCAGGGACATTTGGTGTCCAAGTTCTTGTTTCAATTAATCTATAATCCCCTTTAGTTTTATTTTGCTTCTCTTTATGTTGTTTAAATTTTTTCCAGACCCAATCATGTCCTGCAGGGTTACAAGTATGAAAACTACATCTCATTACCCCTTTTTTACGCAATTGACCTGCCGCTGCTATAAAAGTACTCTCAGAAACCTCTTCTAATTGGTCAAATGCAAACCACCCTAGATTCATTGATTTAATGCGCTGTATCGAGTCCCTAGAGTCATCTAAGGCCATATAAACAATACGAGAACCATTCTTAAAGATGATTTCTCTATCTTGAGACCTGTGCTTGGAAACAAAACCACCTGCTAAGTCCAGGAGTTGAATTAGTGTTGATTTCTTGAACGCATCTAATACTTTACGTCCCATTAGTCCTAAGTTATTCTCATACGCTGCACTTTGTTGGATCGCTTCCATGCACATGGCCTCAGTTTTTCCCGTACCAAGACTACCTGCCAACAAATGATGCTTACTCCATCCAGTATATAAATGATACTCTTGTTGGTGTGGCAAGGGGTCAGTAGGTGTACCGTCAG